CTTTCCTTATGGTTGGGATCGGAACTATGCCGATTTTGTTTGGCGTCATGTGCCCAACCCTTCCGCCAGGATGTCCTGCCCCCGTGCAGACATGTACTGGTGTGGAAAAGGAAAAGATTTCCGTAGGCAGTGCCTGACGGGTCGATCAGTTCCGATCGATCAGCCCGTTTTGGCCCGGTATAAGGAAGTGATGAGTGCCGGTAAGTGCAGACCGCTCGTTATCTATGACGAGTCCACAGAAGTACTGGCTCCTTTTCACAAAGTCCTGGATTCTCATCTCATGAGTATGCCATGGCGCCTTGTCGGACCACCTACGGAGGCGAAAATTTCATCTGCCTGTGTTTACCCTTGCCAAACCTCTGTAGATTTGGTGAGCGCCACAGACAACCTGTCACTTGAGGTGACAGAGGCGATACTGGGTTCTTTGCTTAGAAAGAGTCGTAATATCCCAGGACCGGTACGCTTACGAGCCTACCAGTCACTCCGGCCTATTGTTGATTGTGCCGGAGAGGGGCGGGAAGTATCGCATGGGCAGATGATGGGGAGCTACCTCTCCTTTCCCCTTCTTTGTCTTCACTCGTACCTTGCAGCGCGTTGGGCGCTTCGCGGGGAAGAAGGCAATGTCCTTGTAAACGGGGACGACACCCTTGTGTCGGCCCGCCGCTACCTGGAGGCTTCAGATTACCCTAGCGGGTACAAGTTAAATGACCTGAAGACCATCCGGTCAGAAACCGTTGCTGAAATCAACTCAACCGGGTTTCTGAGAGGGAGAGGGGGCAAGTGGCGTGAGATTCGCAACTTGCGGAGAGGTGGATTTCTTTCCGATTACGCCGGCATGCAGCACGCTGCAAAGGCGGTTGCCGGTAGTGTAGCTTGGACCGATGCTTTTATTCGGTCTCGCATCGGAAAGAAATGGGGGTTCCTCCCAGCCCAGCTTAGGTTAAACCCTAAGTCCTACGTAGCTTTCGAGCGAAATAGGTCAATGTGGAATCGGACTTACACCGATCTACCGGAGGCACCCAACGTGCCTTCCACATTGCTTTCAGCTGTCCGTAGGCGGCTGGATCCCGATGAGCAAGTGGCTCTGTTTCTGCATCAGTGGGCCGCAGGTCGGGAGGGCGGGAGGAAGAGGGACGTATTCAGACCGTCTGTGGGCTGCGTACGTCGGACTTACTCGTACAGGACTGTGAAGCCCTGG